CACAGGCTCTGGAGGTTGCCGGGATCCGTGAACACAGCCCAGTCGCCCTTGTGGTCCCGGATGTGGTCCACGTCCGTGGCCCTTGTCCGGATGCCATGCTGAGCACACTCACGGCACCACGGCTCCCGAAGGAGCTGCTCACTGCGCAGCGTCTTCCAGTCCTGCGTCCCGTACATCCAGCGCCAGGCCTGCGCCTTTTGGCTCCGCTCCTTGGGCTTCGGCTGGTGCTCTGCGCAGTACCCGCCGGGCACCAGCCGATAGCAGCCCGGGTATAAACACGGTCTCAGCGGCTTTGTTGCCACGGGCTATCACCTCCGGGTAAAAACAAAAACGCCAGACCCAACAACGCCCCCTCCGGGGAGTCATTGGCTCTGGCGTTTAACGCTCTGGCCTTCGTCAATATCCAGGATCACCTCGCTGTGGCACGTCCGGCAGTAGACCGGCAGGCCTCTCGCCCTGGTGGCGTCTGTGATCCTCAGCAGCCGGTGGTTGCGCTTGCAGATCGGGCAAGTTAACCATCCGTCCTTTGTGCTTATTTTATCACCGTTTCTGGCTGGAATCAAGGCTTTTCCCTCACTTTCTTGCGGTTGTCCGTAGATATTCCGTAGGTTTCAAGAGGATACGCTATCTTAAGGAGTATATACTAAACTTTGTTATTAAAATAAAAGCGCTATTTTTCCGGGAGCAGATACCGGCTATACCCATAGAGCCCCCACCTGCCCAGCTGAGGACGGTCCCGGCCCTGCATGGGCAGCGGTGTGGAACCCTTGGGCAGCCGCACCATGCCGCTCTTGCAAGTGGTCACCTCCGGAAACGGTAGGTACTTGCTCAGCGCCCGGGAGCAGCCCCACGGGTGGCGCCCCACCTCCGGGATCTCTTTGGTAAAATAGATCGCCAGCCCACGGTAGCCGCCCTCTGACAGCACCCGCGCCCGGTCCCAGCGCACATCGTAGGCGCTGCCCCACGCCCGCCAGAGGTACTGCACCACGGCCGGAGGAAAGTCCTGATCCCGCAGAAACACGTGGATGTGGAGCCGGTGGTCACCGTGTAGGCCTTCCACCCGGTAAACGTAGTAGTCCACCGGCCCGCGCTTCCACCGCCTGAGACGCTTTGCGAATGCGTCCCAGATCCGATCCACCCCAGCCCGATCCGGCGGAAGGTGGTCATCGTCAAAAGTCAGCGTGTAAAAAATACCGTCATAGCCAAAGAGCGCCAGCCGGAGTTCCAGCTTGTCAACGGTGGTGCGGCTGAGGGCCGGCCCGCACCGGCCCCGCACCGCCCCCGGCCCGTAGCGACGAAGATATCCGTAGTTGTCCGTCACCAGCGCCTTGACCAACGGCCCCGCCCGTTGCCGGACGCATACATATGGATCACTCATCGTTTTTTGTTACTTTATAGCCGATTTTCTCAAGTTGATTGATTCTGGTAGCAAGCCCATAAATCGCGTTTATAGCAAAAAACGATACGGCATCAATAATCAGTGCTACCAGAACTAAAAAAAACGCCAGTGCGCTCATAATTTACTCCCCTCCATTGTTTATCAGCCATCGGCAGGAGGCTCCGCACGGCTCAGGCCCAGCGGCTTACTGTCGCCCTCCCCGCAGATGATCCCATCTCGAAGGCTTTCCATCAAACGCTGCTTGAGTTTGAGGCAAAGATTCAGTTTTGCGCATTCCACATGCGTATGAACTGCCACACAGCCAGAATTACCATACAACCGATGCTCAATGACCGTTGAGCGTTTTCCCGGGCAGTCCTTGCAATCTGGCAAGCCCATATACGGTACACGGTCAATTTCCATTGGTTCATAACTCATTTTTCCAGTTTCCATGCCTTACCTCCCGTATTTGATCTTTTTCGCGTTTGGATACCGATCCGGAAAACGGATCAGCTCCGCCTCCCGCCGCTGCAAATAAGCGGATTGTTTAGCTATCCCCGCCGTCCTTTCTCTCGCCGTCCATCTTGGCCCCGCAATGGCAATACGGCTGTCGTCTACTCTCTACTCTACCGCAACGTGAGCATCGGTAGTATCGTTCCGGCATGATGTGGTCACCGCCCAAGAATGAGATCCACCGCCCATACACCACCGGGGCCACGTTGGCGGCCGTCTGTGCGTCTACCTCGCATATCACATCTTCCAGCAAGCTGCAACCGTGTACGTCATCAACGTCAGCATGAGCATCGCGCCAGCCATCTAAAATCTCGCGCAGCGCCTCCCGCTCAATGTATTCAGCCATTATCGTTTTCCCCCTTCATGCCCCTGTGCGCGCTCATCAATCAGTGCGTTCAGCCGTTTCAGCCCCTCCATTGTGATTAGACCCTGCGCATACAGATCATCCTGCAAGCGCTTAAAAGCGTCTGCCGTGTCTTTGGCGCATGGAAAGCCTTCAGCAAAGTGTTCCTTTGCAAAAACGTCCGCTTCCGGCATGGGAGCCACACATAAACGGCTGGTGTTGTTAATGTATTTGCCCATTGTCAGCCCTCCTTAAACGCATTGTAGTGGCACCCCATACACTTGGGAAACACGTCGTCAGGGTTTGCTTCCTGATACTCTGCAAATTTTTGCGCCTCTTCTCTGGATTTGAAAACAGAAGAATAGTGAACGACCGGATTTGTATTCCGTCTGTAAGAAGGGCTGTAAATGCCGCAATAGAGTGCGCCCTGATAGTCGCAGCATACAATTTCTTTGATTGTCCCCTTGTACACTTTGTTGGAGCAATTCACCCACCAAACGGTATCTCCAACATTCAGTTTTGTCTTAATATCAGCCATGGTCAGCCCTCCCATAAAACGCTTCTAAGTCATCCTGTGCCTTGTCCACGAAATCAGGGCAAACTACGCACTCCGGCAAAGGGGCATCCGTCATGGGGTCAACCCATCCGAGGCAATAGATGTGGTCTTTTTTGCCGTCATTCCATTCGTGGGACGGGCGCCCTCTCTTGCCACGCGCACACTTAACCGTTGCCATCCTTCGTCGCCTCCAATGCCGATTCGGCCTCCTCGCGGGTGAGGAATATTGTTTTACCGATGTCACTATCCTTGAATGAGCCGTTGCCGTATTCACAGTCGCAGTAGCACTCGCCGGAACAATCTTGCGTCCAGTTGTTAAATGGGCATCTCTTACAGTCGGCGCCGTCACAATTAAACGACACAAGAAACTCAATCCCTCCACCGTCACACAGGTACGTTTCCTCAATTTCGCACTTGATAATTTTGCCGCTGACAGCCCACACCGTATCGCCCACCTTGCACGTCAGCACCACCAGCCGACCGTCCTTGTCGGCTTCTTGATATTTTTTGAGTTCCATGAGCGCGCTGTGCAATTTTGCCATTTCCAGACCGCTAAAGTGCTCCTCTTGCATTGACTTGACTTCCCCGGGCGTCAGCCCCGTATCTTCATAGTCGGCCAACCGTTCAACACATCTTTGCCTAAAAGCACTTTGGGATATTCTATCTGCGCCAGACCCATCCCCAATGTAACAGCTTTTAGGGTAATTATAGTCAGCCGCTCCACTGGGCAAACGCTTAGTTAATCTTTCCATCCTCATTCCATCCATTCTGAGACTCGCTCACGGCTTGCCCTCCCACGGAGATTCAAGCCATTTTTTAATTTCACGCCAATCTTCTGGCATTGTCGAAACACCAGAAACGTTTTTCACGATGATATCCATCCGGAAATTGCACAGCACCCCGGCCAGCTCGTTGTCGGTCATGCTCCGGATCCGGTCGGCAATGGTAACGGGCCACGTGCGATACGGGCACTTTTCGATTGCGGCGCATTTTTCAACGTCATAGCCCACCTGCATGGGGCAGTTTTCACCGGTGCACTTTTTCATAATTTCACCTCCGGGATCCAGCGCCGTTCAAGCAGCTCCGCGCTCTCCTTGATCACCCGCGCAACCGCTTCCCGCAGTTGCTCGTTCTGCCCCCGCAGCTTCTCAATTTCCTGCTGGAGCGCCGCGATGTGGGTGCTCTGGTTGGCGATCCGGTCAGCGGCCTTCACCAGATCATCGCCCAGCGTGATCGGCGTCTCCCACTCATTTGCCCGTGCCCATTCTGCGTGCTCCCGCAGCGCATTTACGAGGTTTGTATCTCTCATAGTTCCTCCCTTATGTCTCCGCCCCATTGCTCCGCCATGGCTCTGGCGATGCCGGGGAAGGTCTTGCTTCGCTCTTTTGCATGGTTGCTACCCAACCACCAAATCCTGGCTCTTTCTTTTTCGGGGAGCGTCATCATGTACTCATGCACATTGTCCGTTTCCTGTAACAACGGAAGATTTTTAAGCCACAAGGCCGTCTTTTTCTGCTCAGGATGACCGAATTGCCATGGATTGATGATTTGATCTGGTTTGCGATAGAGCGAACTCATAACGCAAATCGGATTCTCTATTGCGATTTTTTCAACATCCGCTTCTGCGAACTTCAAGAAAAAAGCGGCGGCTTCATATTTTAGGCTGAGCGGTTTGACTCCCTCCTTAAACCACCTGGCTCCTGACACCGCCAGGT